TTGGTAGTCCAGATCTTACGAAGGTAAGGCATCTTGGTATAGGTAGACTGGATCGTACCTAGTATTGTAGCCAACTTAACCTTGTGGGCTAGGTTGTCAAAGTTATCTGTAGCTCTAACAACAACCTCTGTTAGATTACAGAATTGGTTAGGACGTAGGATGATCTCACTGCAAGGATTGGTCCCGAACTCATAGTTAGGATCACGGCGTCCATTCTTCTCCGCTTGTTTCTTTGAGGCCTGGCGGTTAAAGATACCCCGTTCACCTGAGCCTGACTCAACCAAGGCTGTCCACTCACGCATAAATGACATAGCGTCTGGCTTCTCCGTATATGACACAGAGTTGTTAGCCAAGGCACGTTGGGGGTTGTTCTCCCACCATGAGCCAGACTTAGCATGACGCATACGGTCATCAGACAAGTTAGACAGAGAGATCATAGCTGAACGGCGTACACCACCAACAACAACTACCTCACCGATCTTACACATCAAGTCGTGGCATTCTACAGATGACAGCTTACGTCCCTCTGCTGCACGGAATGTATTGACCGCAAAGTTAAACAAGTCTATTAATGGTGCTGGTCCTGACGCACGTCCACCGAATGTCTTAAGACGGGCACCAGCAGGACGTACCTTAGAAACATCCCACTTAGGGATCTCACCACTGTAGAGGAGTGCAATAACTTGACGGAGAGCCTTAGCCCAACCTTCCTTACTGTCCTTAACGACAATGACAGACTCACTCTCGAAGAGCTGAGGCACTTCTGGGAGCTTGCTGATGAACTGGCGCTCGACGGAGAACCCGACACCAGTGCCACACAAGAGGATAAACATAGCCTCATCGAAGGCCTTAAGGTCATCTACGGGTAGATACGAACAGTTGTACATACAAGTGTTGTCACGACTAGCAGCTGGCCCTGCTGTCATAAGTGAACGCATGGATGGCATGACACTAAGATTAAGGATAGCTTCCTCTAGCTGGTCAATGTAAGTGTTGCCACCAGCAACAGGACGTACCACGTTGTCCATGTAACGAGATACAGTCTCACCCCAATTCTCACGGCGTCCTTCTTTGTCTAACCAACGTGCATACCGTGAGGTAGCAATAAAGGTCTGGTAGTCTGTCGGTAGTAGGTTGCTGCTCATTCACCTCGTCCTCGCATTGTTTTATCTTCTTCTAGCCAGACCATACGGTCAATGTCTTGCCTACTCATGCCAATGTCTTTTAGTTCTCTATCGGATAATTGGTTTAAGATCTTGACTGCTGCTCTATGCTCTGACCACATAATACAGTACCGCATGAACCTCACAAATATATTATTTACCCATCTCTGTTTCATCTGTTGTCCCCCGAGCCTTTAATGACACCACGAGTATACCTGTCATTCAGTTTGTCCATGTTAGCCTCCAGTACCTCAGGTAGGTTACTGTAGAAGTAGTTAGCCAAGGCAGTTGCGTAGAACACAACATCACCCAACTCTTTGATGATCTCCTTCTGGTTGATCTTGGTGTTGTCTCTACGATACTTCTTAATCTTCTCAGCTACCTCACCCGCCTCGCCAACCAAACCTAAGATGTTCTCGACAAGTCTGTTATCTCCCTCAGTTACGATCTTACCCTCTACCCAGTAAGAGTATTCCATAGGTGTGACATTGACAATGCTAAATGCCTCGATGTCTTCTGCTGTAATCATTCTTCTATCCTTTTCCATTCAGCCATTTCTGCGTCTAAGTTGAAGTAGTCGTCTAAGTCTATAAGACCTTCGTCTACTAGGTATTCTATGATAAGTCTTTCTGAGATCTCGTTCTGTTCTAACAGCAATTCTAAGCCGTAGTTTTCGACAAGAGCACGAAGTTTACTATCTAAGTCAAACATTGTCAAGCACCATTAGTTTGTCCCTAGATTATATTCTAGGATGATTGGCTCTATGGTTGTACTTAAGTGCTTAATCATTTCATAGGCACTGTCAAAGTCATCCATAAGTATCTCGTCTTCCTCCATGGTCCCATCCTCGTGTTCAACTAAACAGATGTTATAGTAGCAGTTCTCTTCGTCTAAGAAGTAAGGACCACTTGTTACCCTGTGTATCTTTAAGATCATTTCTTCTTTTCCTTTACCCACTCAACAGGTATATACTCTTGTGCATACAAGAACCCATGTTTGTCACACCAATCAGCATAAGATGTCTTAGAACCTTTCCTGATCTTGGCCTTAGGATTACTGAAAACAAACCGAATGTCAAGCTCTGGATACTGTTTTTTGACAAGTAAATGTTTCTTTCTATCTGACGGAAGAAACCTGCCCTTTGTCTCAATGTAGATCCCATTAGGTAACTGGAAGTCTGGTGTGTAGTGACGTACTTCTGAAACAGCGTAAGGTATTCTCGTCTTCTCATACTTGAATTTAACCTTACGAAGAGTTAGCCAAGCAGCTGTCCTTTTCTCTAAGCCTGATCTGAAACGCATTTAGGTGGCTCCCATAGTTGTCCTTCGTAACGACGAAGCCATAGTAACCTGGCGTTCTCAATGACACGATCCTCTTCACCACCGTATGCACGTAAGCACTCTTCGTACATCTCTTCGTCAGTAACAGAATCAGCTAATAACTTTTCTGCCTTCTTGGGGCCAATACCATAGAGACCTATGATGTTATCTGCTTTATCACCCGTAAGGATCTGCGTGTAGAAGAACTTAGCACCCTCACGTTCTGACATTGTAGTAAAGGTTTTCTTATTAGGGTTGTAATGGTGACAAGGGATCTGCAACATATCTTTGTCAATGGATATGATGGTGGCGTTAGGACCATACGCAGTAGCCCAGATTCCTAGTAGATCGTCAGCCTCTTCCCCCTTAGACACAATGGCTGACCAGTTGTCGATCATGTGTTGACGAATAGCCTGTAGGTGTGCTGGTTTCTCTACACCCTTACGGTTACCTTTGTACTCATGGGATACAGCTATGTCATAACGGAAGTTACCCTTACCTGTAAGGAAGATCTGATAGTTATCCTCAGACACCTCCCACATTACTTCGTTAAGAGCATCATCCAGAACAGAATCAACCTTAGCCAGGGCTTCCTCCTCAGACTCATCCTCACAAGAGAATGCTGCTCTGTAAGCAAAAGGATCACCGTCTACTAGGACTTGCTTGTTCACAACTTATCCTCTCCATTAAGTTGATTAATCCGCATCTCTGCGTAACGGATAACTTTTTCTAGGTCAACGATCTCACTGGCATCCTTAGTCTTACCATCGTACAACTTAAACCCAGCACGACTAGCATACTTGACAATATTACCACGCCAGAACTCAAAGTCATTCTGCATGATGTAAGTGATAGGTTCGATCTTCCACCGTGCGTAATGAGCAGGTTCATTCACGATGTCTGCTGTATGTTCTGCCATTACCGTCTCCTTAAAGTTCTCTTGTTCTGCTATCAATTTTTGCCACTCACTGTTTATCATTACTCTTCCTCCAAACAGAAGCCACACCATGTGTCCTTGCTTGCATTACCACAGCTGACACACTTGCGCCACTTATTCTTTTCTTCACGTTCTTGAGAAGCCTTACGTTCCTCTGGTGTCATGGGTCTAATCATAGTTATTTCTACCCTCTGCTATCACCTGTTCATACTTAAAGAACAACTGCTCAAACTTCCACTGGTATAGCTGTTGCATACCCATCAAGGTGTTCATCAGTTCATCTTGTGTAGGCTCACGTTCACCGTCACCTATCTGTCTGAACACAACCTCAAGGTCATCGCATACATGCCAGCAGTCCATTATCATTGGCTCTAAGTCATACAGTTTAGTCATTCGTCTCTCTCCTTCTTTCCCATACCAATGTCGATCATACACTTCGTCTCTAATGCGTCCCATCACACTTCCTCCATAAGAGCAGCCCACGATACAGGATACAGGTCTTGCATGATCTTAGACACTTGGTCAGCTACAAGTCGGGTCTCGTACTGTGTGTCTTCCTTGCAGCGAAGACGGCACATGTCAGCAAAGGCATCAAGGCTACCTGACCAGTACCACTCAGTCATAGTAGACTGTGGTAGTTCCATACGGGCTTGCTCTGGTGCTACACCGTGAGCTAGTAGGTCTTTGTAGGCTTTAAGTGCTGCCCATCCTGAACTACCCCAGTCACCTACATTTACTACACCCTCAGAGCCTTGCTTCTTATCGGCACTGCGTCCACGC